AGCCGCACGCATAGCGATGCACAAGTGGCACAAATCGCAGCCAGCATAAAAGAGTTCGGCTGGACAAACCCAATCCTAGTTTCAGGCGATGATACAATCATTGCAGGGCATGGGCGTTTACTGGCAGCACGAAAGCTTGCGTTAGTAGAAGTGCCAGTGATTGTCCTAGATCACCTAAGCAAGTCACAGCAACGCGCCCTAGTGATAGCAGATAACCAACTCGCCCTAAACGCAGGGTGGAACATGGATATGCTAAAGGCGGAGATTGAAGACCTGCAGCTAGATGACTTCGACCTAAACATCCTTGGCTTTGACGATAAGTTCCTTGATGGATTGCTGGAGCCAGAACCAACAGCAGGACTGACCGACGAAGACGCTGTTCCTGAAGTTCCTGAAACACCAAAGACCGTGCTGGGTGACGTTTGGGTGCTGGGCAATCATAGGTTGATGTGCGGAGATAGCACCAGCGTTGATGCTTTAGAAAAGCTAATGGAAGGACAGAATGCCGACATGGTGTTCACAGACCCTCCATATGGCATTGATTATAGCGGTGGACGCACTCAGGTTGTGGCTACAAAAACATATGGCAAGCTAAAAAATGATGACCTTAAAGGTGATGATTTAGGCAATTTGATATGCAACGTGTTTACCAACGCAAAGCCAGAGGCAGACGCTTACATCTGTGTGTCTCCAATTATGCAAAAGCCATTCTTAGATTGGCTTGAGGCTGCTGGCAAAAAGATTGGCGCAGTTATTGTTTGGGACAAGAAGCAGCCTGGTCTTGGCTATATGCACTACCGCAGGCAAACTGAATTTATATTATTTGTCCCAGGCCGTCAGTTTAAAAAAGGCGACAAGTCTGATTTTGATTTGTGGGCAATAAGCCGCGACAACGGAAGTGATTATCAGCATGGGACGCAAAAGCCTGTAGCGCTCCCAAGCCGTGCTATTGAGAACAGCAGTAAGTCCGGTGACATGGTTCTTGATTTATTCGGTGGCTCTGGTTCGACCTTAATTGCCTGTGAGAAAACAGGACGCTCCAATCGCAGCATGGAACTAGACCCAAAATACTGTGACGTAATCGTTAAGCGTTGGCAGGAGTTCACTGGTAAGGAAGCAGTCCACGCAGAGACGGGAGAGACATTCAATGGCTCACGTTAAACTGACAGCAAAGCAGGAAGCATTCTGCCAAGGCATCGCTGATGGACTAGGGCAAGCGGATTCATATCGCGCTGCTTATGACGCTGAAGGGATGAAGGATAACGTCATCTATGCTCGCGCATCGGAGTTGATGAAAAACGGTAAGGTAGCGGATAGGATTAAAGAGCTGCGTTCTGAGGTGCAGGAGAAGCAGCTTTGGTCGCGTGAAATGTCCGTTAAGGCACTGGTGCAAGCGTATCGTGAAGGCTCTGGCGCAGTAAAGGTATCAGCAGTCAAAGAGCTTAACGCAATGCACGGTTATAACGAGCCAGCTAAGGTCAACATCAGTGGCAGCATGATACAGCGCATTCAACGCCAGGTGATTGATGGCGCAGACGCTAACGATTAAAACACCGCGCTGGTTCAAGCCATTCCTAAAGCCCAGCCGCTATAAAGGCGCACACGGAGGACGGGGAAGCGGCAAGAGCCATGCCTTTGCGGAAATGGTTATAGAATCTCATGTGATCGACCCAAAGCGCCGCACAGTCTGCGTGCGTGAAATACAGAAGTCGTTAAGCCAATCAGTCAAGCGTTTGCTGGAGCTAAAGATTGAGCAGCTTGGTGTGCAGGACTATTTTGAGGTTCAGGAGTTCCAGATTAAGTCACGCCACGGCGACGGCCTAATTATATTCCAGGGGATGCAAAACCATACAAGCGATTCCATTAAGTCGCTCGAAGGCTATGATTGTGCGTGGGTGGAAGAAGCGCAGAGCTTATCGCAACGCTCGCTCGACCTACTGCGACCGACAATCCGTAAGCCAGAGTCCGAGTTATGGTTCACATGGAACCCCAGCAAAGACACAGACCCCATTGACCTGTTGCTTCGTGGTGAGAACCCGCCACCAGATGCAATCGTTCAAGAGGTAAACTACAGAGACAATCCTTGGTTCCCTGATGTCCTACGCGCTGAGATGGAATATGATCGACAGCGTGACCCTGACAAATACCAGCACGTTTGGCTAGGCGGCTATCTTTCCAACAGTGAAGCACGAGTGTTCCGCAACTGGAAGGTGGAGGACTTTGAATCGCCAGATGACGCAACGCACCGCTTCGGCGCTGACTGGGGATTTGCATCTGACCCGACTGTCCTGATCCGCTGTCATGTGATCGGCAGAACAATCTATGTCGATCACGAAGCGTATCAAGTCGGCTGCGAGATTATGGACACGCCATCGCTGTTCCTCACTGTCCCAGAGTCGGAGAAGTGGCCCATAATAGCTGACAGCGCCCGTCCTGAAACAATCAGCCACATGAAGAAGAATGGCTTTCCGAAGATAATGTCGGCAGTCAAAGGGCCAAAGTCTGTTGAGGAAGGCATTGAATGGCTCAAGTCTCATGACATTGTTGTGCATCCGCGCTGCGTTCACACGATTGACGAACTAAGCTGCTACAGTTATAAAACTGACCCCTTGACAGGCGCAGTCTTGCCAATACTTGCGGATCGTGATAATCACCTTATAGACGCACTTAGGTATGCGTGTGAAGCAAGCCGTCGGGCAGCGCCAAAAGCGCCTATTGATGTAATGCCTCTAGCAACTGTGAACAGGTGGTAAATGGCGCGATTGAATAAAGAGCAACGGCTAAACAACGTGCATCAAAACGCGCTGAACGAGTTTGATCGTTGCCAATCTTCCATGCGTGATGAACGCTTGCAGTGTCTCCAAGACCGCAGATTCTATTCTATCTCTGGCGCACAATGGGAAGGCCCCATCGGTGAGCAGTTCGAGAACAAGCCTCGCTTCGAGGTAAACAAAATCCACCTTAGCGTCATTCGTATCATTAACGAATACCGTAACAACCGCATCGGCGTTGACTTCGTATCTAAGGACGGAAGCCCTGACGATGGCTTGGCTGAGACTTGCAATGGTCTTTACCGCGCTGACGAACAAGACAGTGTTGCAGATGAGGCTTTCGACAATGCTTTTGAAGAAGGTGTTGGCGGTGGCTTTGGCGCATGGCGTTTACGCACTACCTATGAAGACGATGAAGATGATGAGAACGAAAAGCAGCGCATTCGGTTCGAGCCGATATACGATGCTGACAGCTCGGTATTCTTCGACCTAGACGCAAAGAAGCAGGACAAGTCGGACGCTAAGTATTGCTTCGTTCTGTATTCCATGACCCGTGACGCTTACAGAGCCGAATGGAATGATGACCCATCGACATGGCCCAAGGAAATCCACCAGTACGAATATGACTGGGATACGCCTGACGTTGTTTATGTGGCAGAGTATTACCGCGTTGAAGAAGTGCGTGAGACCATCCGCATATTCGCTACCATCGACGGTGAAGAAGAACGCTACACGCAGGCTGACTTCGACGCAGACGAAACACTAGAAGAAACCTTGATGGCTGTTGGCACTGTTGAAGTGCGCCAGAAGCGAGTTAAGCGCCGCAGGGTTCACAAGTACATCATGAGCGGTGGCGGCATCCTTGAGGACTCTGGCTACATCGCTGGTAAGAACATCCCAATCGTTCCTTACTATGGAAAGCGTTGGTTCGTCGATAACGTCGAGCGTTGCATGGGCCATGTTCGACTAGCCAAAGACCCGCAGCGCCTGAAGAATATGCAGCTATCTAAGCTGGGTGAAATCAGTGCGCTTTCATCTGTTGAAAAGCCAATCCTTGTTCCTGAGCAAGTCATTGGTCACCAGGCGATGTGGGCAGAGGATAACATCCGCAACTATCCATATCTGTTGGTCAACCCAATCACTGGCCCGAATGGTGAGATGCAAGCTGCTGGCCCTGTTGCCTACACGAAGTCATCTGACATTCCTCCTGCCATGGCTGCGCTCTTGCAGTTGACAGAGCAGGACATGGCGGAGATTCTGGGCAACAACCAGCAAGCCGACAAGATGGTAAGCAACATCAGCGGCAAGGCTGTAGAGCTTATCCAGACGCGCTTGGATATGCAGTCGTTCATCTACATGACCAACATGGCGAAGGCTATGCGTCGTTGCGGTGAGATATGGCTGTCAATGGCTAAAGACGTTTATGTCGAAGAAGGCCGCAAGATGAAGTCGCTTGACCAGATGGATCAGGTTGGCACGGTCGAGCTTATGAAGCCAGTCATTGACTCCGAAACTGGCGAGTTGGTTTATGACAACGATTTGAGCAAGGCGACGTTCGACGTATCTGTTGACGTAGGCCCATCCTTCACCAGCCGCCGCGAAGCTACTGTCCGCGCTCTCACTGGCATGATGCAAGTAACTACCGACCCTGAAACGCAAATGATTCTCCAGTCGATGGCAATCATGAACATGGATGGCGAAGGCATTGGCGACATCAAGGACTTCTTCAGAACGAAACTTGTACAGCTTGGCGTTGTTAAGCCCACAGAAGAAGAACAGCAGCAGATGATGGAAGCGGCTATGGCTCAAGGCCAGCAGCCTGATCCGCAATCTATGTACTTGATGGCAGAGTCCGCTAAGGCTGAAGCTTTGGCATTGAAGGCTCAAGCCGACACAGAATACAGCATTGCACGCACGGAAGAAACGCGTGCTAAAACGGCTGAGACCATTTCAAACATTGACATTGACCAGCGCAAGTCAGCGATTGAAACGGCTGAAAAGATTGGGGCTGCACTACAGCCGCAAACGAATGTGGTTCCACCCACCACGCAATTTGGGTGAGCTTACGGGGTAAAATATGAAAACGGCAGAACTGGAGAATGACGACGCTTTTGAATTAGCTGAACTTGATACTGAATCCGATACTGATGATGAGAACCTTGCCACATCAGCAGACGATGAAGATGAAGATGATGATGAGGATGAAGTTGTTATTTCGATAGGTGAGGAATCGCCACCTCAAGAGGAAGAAGCTCGCGCTCCTGCATGGGTTCGTGAGTTGCGTAAAGCAAATCGGGAAAAAGAACGTGAAATCCGCGAACTGAAAGCCAAGCTAACTGCTACAGCAACTGAGACCAAGCCAGTTGAACTGAAAGCAAAGCCAACGCTTGAAAGTTGTGATTACGATTCTGACGAATATGAAAACAAGCTGGCTGAATGGTACGAGCATAAACGCGAGTATGATGCAGTCGAATCCAATGCTGCGGCCCAGCGAGATGCTGAAGCCAAAGAATGGCAGGACAAGCTTGATTCCTATGCGAAGGCTCGTGCCTCGCTAAAGGTGCGGGATTACGAAGATGCCGAAGCGTTCGCGCTAGACACCTTCAACGTCACGCAACAGGGAATTGTTCTTCAGGGTTCTGAAAATCCTGCACACCTGATTTACGCCCTTGGTAAGAGCCAAAAGCGTGCCAAGGAATTAGCCTCAATCAATGACCCCGTGAAGTTTGCCTTCGCGGTAGCTAAACTGGAGACTCAGTTGAAAGTAACTAATCGCAAGGCAGCAACAGCGCCTGAACGCACAATCACTAGTGGTGGTGGTCGCATTTCTGGTTCTGTAGACTCAACACTTGATCGCTTACGTGAAGAAGCCGTGAAGACCGGAGACTTGTCAAAGGTCATGGCTTATAAGCGTGGCAAGAAATAAACCTAATATTTTAATTTGGAGTTAATATAATGGCTAACGCTTTTTCGAAAGAAGAAATTGTTGCTTTTGAGGACATCCTCGAAGGCTTCAACGATGCTTTGATCCTGTCAAAGAACATCAACGTATATAACACCAACGGCGTAACAATGGAACGCGCTCGTGACACCATCTGGCGTCCACAACCTTACATCGCTCAGTCATTCGACCGCGTTGTAGGCACATCGATTGCTGGCGACGTTTCGACGATGACTCAGCTTTCGGTTCCATCGACTCTCGGTTTCAACAAGTGCTCTGCTTGGCAGATGAACGCCTTGGAACTGCGTGATGCGTTGCAAGAAGGTCGCTTGGGCGATTCCGCAAAGCAAAAGCTGGCTTCGGACATCAACCTTTCCGTTATGGATTTGGCTGCTGCTCAAGGTACGCTTGTTGTTGACGTAGCTACCGCCGCTGGCGATTATGATGACATCGCGCTTTGCGACAGCATCATGAACGAACAGGGTGTTATGGCTGGTGATCGTTACCTCGCTTTGTCGAGCCGCGATTATAACGGCATGGCTGGCAACTTGGCAGTAGCGACTCGCTCGTTCACTGGTAACAAGTCGGCTAACGCATATGAGCGTTCGTTCGTTGGTGAAGTCGCAAGCTTCCAGACCTACAAGCTCGACTATGCTAACCGTTGCGCTGCTAACGCTGCAACTGTCACCATCAACACAACTGGCGCTCAAGCTCAGTATGTGCCACAGGCGACAACGACCAGCACTGGCGGCATCCTGAACGTTGATAACCGTTACCAGACTGTAACTGTTTCATCGTCGGCTGGCGTTGTTGCTGGTGACGCGTTCACCATCGACGGCATCGAAGCAGTCCACCACATCACGAAGCGTTCGACTGGCGAACTGAAGACCTTCCGCGTAATTGACGTCCCTGCTGGCGGCACTACGTTGGTAATCAGCCCTCCAATCATCGCAGCAACTGCTCCAGCAACTGATGCTGAATTGCAGTACAAGAACGTTGAATTGGTTGCAGCCGCTTCGTCTGCTCCACTGAACTTCTTGAACGTTGCTGCTTCGAACATCAACCCATTCTGGCGCAAGGATTCGATTGAACTCCTCCCAGGTCGCTATGCTGTTCCAGATGGCGCAGGCGTTGACGTTCTTCGTGCATCGACGGATCAGGGTATCGAATTGGTCATGACCAAGAAGTTCGACCCACTGACCTTCCAGACGCTTTACACGCTGGACACACTGTATGGTGTGGTCATGACGAATCCGGAAATGGCTGGGATTTTGTTGTTCAATCAAACTTAATAGGGATGGGGGGAGCTTCGGCTTCCCCCTCTTTCTTCTAGGAGTGAGCCAATGCCATTGAAAAAAGGTTACAGCCGGTCAAGCATCGGTAAGAATATCAAGATGGAAGAAAAGTCTGGTCGCCCTAAGAAGCAGGCCATCGCTATTGCGCTTAATGTCGCACGCGATGCAGCAATGAAAGCTGGCAAGCCATCCAAAGCTCCAAAGCGGAAAGCAAAGAAATGACAGACTTCCCAACCATAGTTTATCGCACACCTGGCCCACACAAGAAGCCTCGTGGCAAGACCTATGCCTACCGGAGTGCTGCGGATCAGGAAGCATTTGACGCATTGATCGCTAAAGGATGGTCTGCGTCTTATGAAGAAGCCGTAGCTGAAAAGCGTGCGGATGCAATCATCGCAAAGGCTGAAGCATTCGAAGATGCTATTGATGACGTATCCGAACCAACCCGCGATGAACTAGAGGCGAAGGCAAAAGAACTAAATGTCTCGTTTAATGCTCGCACTTCTGATAAGAAGCTTGCTGAGCGCATTGCGGAAAAACTGGAGGATTGATCGTGGGATATACCAAGAGACAATTCGTAACGTCAGCCTTTGAAGAAATAGGCTTGGCAGATTACGTGTTCGACCTTCAGCCAGAACAGCTTGAAGGCGCTCTACGTCGCTTGGATGCCATGATGATGGAATGGAACGCGCAGGGCATTCGCCTTGGTTATCCAATCTCCAACAGCCCACAGCAAGCCGATCTGGACACAGATACCAACACGCCTGACAGCGCATGGGAAGCGGTTATAACTAACCTCGCTGTTCGCATTGCGCCTGGATATGGTAAGGCTGTATCTCCTGAGACCAAGGTCACAGCAAAGAACGCTTATAACGTGCTAATGCAGCGTGCAGCGTTCCCGCTCGAAAAACAACTTCCAGAAACAATGCCTATTGGTCAGGGCAACAAGCCTTGGCGCTGGGATAATCCTTACGTCTATCCGCCTATCGACCCTGTTGACGCTGGGCCGGATGGCCCCATTGAGTGGAGTTAATCAATGCCTACTATCAATTTCCTTCCGCTGATTACGCAAATATCAGGCGGTGACAATGTTGTTTTATGGGTTCCCAATCAAGGGGACAGCCGTCGTGCATCCGTTACAACGCTTATCGACTACATTCAGGTAAACTTTGGCGCTGTTACCTGTTCGTCAGTTCAGACAACGCCTGTTCGCTTTGACCAGTTGCCTAACGCTGTTGGCAATGCTGGTGCGCGTGCATTCATCACTAACTGCAACACGACAACGTTTAACGCTGCCGCTGCTGGTGGTGGTTCAAACCAAGTCCCAGTGTTCAGCGACGGCATTATCTGGCGCGTTGGATAAAGTTAAACCTAGTTAATGGAGAATTGATATGAAAATGGGTGGCGGAAAAATGAGCTACGGTTCAAAAGGTATGGCGATGGCAAAGAAGGCCGCTGGTAAAGCTGCCAAGCCAATGATGATGACCAAAGCCAAGAAGAAAAAGAAGTAAGCTTTCGGATGAAAAAGGATTCGCGCCTTACTCGTGCTGGTGTCGCTGGTTATAACAAACCCAAGCGCACACCATCGCATCCGAAGAAGTCGCACGTTGTTGTCGCCAAAGAAGGTGATAAGATCAAGACGATCCGCTTCGGACAGCAGGGCGTAATGGGTTCACCCGCCACTAAAGGTGAAAGCGAATCCAACAAGAAGCGCCGCGCATCGTTCAAGGCTAGGCATTCAAAGAATATAGCTAAGGGTAAAATGAGCGCGGCGTTTTGGGCCGACAAGGTTAAGTGGTAAAGGAATTGAGCTATGAATAATATCGAAACATTTGCGCCAGCTTACGGACAAGCTATTGTCGTAACCCCTGGCAACACAAGTGCTAACTCCGTTCTGGGTAAGAACGTGACATCGCTGTGCATCACCAGCCGCAATTCGGTTGAGTGCTTTGTGCGCGTTGGCACGGGCGCTGGCCTTGCTGCAACGACTGCTGACTATCTGGTTCCGCCAAACGGTCAGGTAAGCATCAGCAAGTTCTTGGATTATGACCGGATTGCATACATCGCTCCTGCTGGCGGTGGTTCGCTCCACATCATGCCAGGTGAAGGCTTCTAATGTTTCTGCTAACGCGCCTTCGGAATCGCTTGCGTTATTACAACGCAGACGGTGGCCCCGTTCTTGGTGCGCTTCTTCTAGAGAATGGTGATTTCCTGACTCTTGAAGATGGCGGATTCATCTTACTGGAATAAACATATCCATGACACAGATTCCAATCCTGAGCGGCATATACACAGACAACGGGCCGGACTTTAGAACGTCCTATCCCGTAAACTTTGTGCCTGTGCCAAAGGCGAACGGAATCAGCAATGGATATTTGCGACCCGCTGAAGGCATTGTCGGCAACGGCACTGGCCCTGGCATTGATCGCGGTGGCATAAACTACAACGGCGTTTGCTACCGCGTCATGGGTTCTAAGTTCGTATCAGTTGCCAGCAACGGCGCTGTGACAATCTTGGGCGATGTCGGCAATGATGGCGATTACGTTACGCTAGACTACAGCTTTGAATATATCGGCATTGCGTCGAACAACAATCTATTCCTATGGGATATAAACACGCAAGTGCTGGCTCAGAACACCGACCCTGATCTTGGCGTGGTTCTAGATACAGTGTGGGTTGATGGCTACTGGATGACCACTGATGGCGAGTTCCTTGTTGTCACAGACCTAAGCAATCCGTTCGCAGTGAACCCTCTGAAATATGGTTCGTCAGAAGTTGACCCCGACCCAGTGGTTGCCCTGCTAAAGCTACGCAATGAAGTCTATGCGCTCAACCGTCACACCATCGAAGTGTTCGACAACAGAGGCGGAGACCTATTCCCGTTCGAGCGCATCGAAGGCGCACAGATTGAAAAGGGCGTTGTCGGAACGCACGCTTGCTGCGTATTCCTTGAGAACATCGCATTCCTTGGCAGCGGATTTAATGAAGCCCCAGGGATATATCTTGGCGCGAACGCAACTGCCAACAAGGTCAGCACGCAAGAGATTGACGAACTGCTGGCCACATTCACTGAAGCGCAGTTGGCTGGGGTAAAGCTAGAGGCACGGAACGATAGAGCGCATCAGCATCTATATATCCACCTTCCCGATCGCACGGTTGTTTTCGACGCAGCGGCAACGCAAGAACTTGGTCAGCCTGTATGGTTCACATTGACGAGCAGCCTTGTGGACTTTGCTCCATATCGCGCTCAGAACTTCGTGTGGTGCTATGACAAGTGGTTGCTAGGCGACCCTACCAGCAATGCCATTGGGTATCTGGTAAAGGATATATCGACGCACTGGGGGCAGAAGGTACGCTGGGAGTTTGGCACAACCATTCTGTACAACGAAGGTCGAGGTGCGATATTGCAGAACCTTGAGCTTGTTGGGCTTACAGGCTCAGTTGTGTTTGGCTTAGACCCAACGATTAACACCAGCTATTCGATTGACGGGCAGACATGGAGCCAGCAGAAGTTCATCAAGGCTGGTAAGACCGGACAGCGTGCAAAGCGTCTTGTATGGTTCCACCAAGGCTGGATGCGTAACTGGCGCGTTCAACGCTTCCAAGGCACATCAGATGCCCATATGTCGTTTGCTCGGCTGGAAGCAGCCATAGAGCCATTGGCCTACTGATGGCTGTAGCTCCAAGAAAGCTCGGTCTGACACGAGATCAGTTTGCCTCGTTCCTTCAGGATTTCGAGCAGATTAAGCAATTCGAAAATCTATTTGCTGCTGTTGATACCATTGCCAACGTCGAGCTTAACGATATTAACATTGCTGCTGGCAACGCTAACGCTGCTGCCAATGAAGCAAATGACGGCATTCAAAGGCTTCTGGATGCGCTAGACCGACAGCCAAGCGACCAATCATCTGAGCTTCTGGCAGCAATCAATCAACTGCGCCAAGAGCTTGAAACGATTCCAAGGAATGAACTTGGAACGATGGCGGCACTTCAGCAAGCGAACGTCCCTTGGTTTACGTTCAACACTGCTCCAACGCCAACACCTACCGACATAGGAAGCCTCTACTGGAATGGCGGCACAACCCTAAATATGCAGATGACGGCTAACGTCGTTCAACGAATAGGCGAGAACCTTTACTATTACATCAAGGCTTCGGCGGCTATCACCAAAGGCCAAGTCATTATGTTTGATGGCGCTGTCGGTGCGTCTGGCGTACTCAAAGGCAAGCCAGCTACTGGCGTGACCAACGGCGCATTTATTATGGGCATAGCGGCGGAAACCATAGCCAATAACGGCTTTGGCCTTGTGCAGATCAACGGCCCATTGCAAGGCATCAACACCTCAACATTCCTAGATGGCGATGTGCTTTGGTACGACACGGCTGTAACTGGTGGGCTAACCAAAACAGAACCGCTTGCGCCAAACGTAAAGGTTCAAGTCGCAGCGGTAGCAAGGGCGGCTAACAACGGAACTATAGTCGTTCGCATTACCGCTGGCTCTATCCTTGGCGGAACAGATAGCAACGTGCAGTTTGGCACGCTATCGAATGGTGACCTGATTCAATACGACGGCACTCTACAGTATTGGAAGAACGTCAGCGCAGCATCCGTGATTGCTGGCACTGCTAGTACGCCAGTTACCAAGACTGCAAACTTTACAGTCGGTATTGGCGAAACATGGATTATCAACAACAAGTCAGGATCGACTTGCACTGTTACACTACCATCCGCTGCGACCAATAGTGGGCGCGTCATTACGTTCCAGAACAACCAAGACCAGAGCCTTATTTCCGCGTCGAGCAACGTCGTACCGCAGGGCGGAGGCAGCGCAGGAACTGCAATCCTAGAGAATGTTTCTGGTAATTGGGCTACCCTAGTGTCAAACGGCACAAATTGGGTTATTATGCAAGCAGCTTCGTTTAATAACTTACTATTCTAAGGGACGAATTATGGCCGTAACAATCAGTAATATCATCCCCGCTAAGACGGCGGAAAACACGCAGACAACGCAATATACGTCTACGAATGTGCAGACTATCATAGATAAGTTCACTGCAACGAACTATAGCGCATCCGCTGCAACGATTAGCGTGAACCTTGTCGCAACAAGTGGATCGGCTGGCAATGACAACCTGATCGTCAAGACTAAGGCTCTACAGCCAGCGGAAACATATACGTTCCCTGAATTGGTTGGTCAGGTATTGCCTAATGGATCGTTTATCAGCACAATCGCTGGTACTGCATCAGCAATCAACATCCGCGCTTCAGGGAGGCTCGTAACACAATGAAAAAGCCAATGATGATTATTGAAGGCTTTGCTGGTCTGCGTGAAAGCGAGCCATTCATCACAGCCGCTGAGAACAAGAAGAACACCAAAATCGTAATCGACGATTGGATGCTTGGCCCTGAAAACCCAAGCAATGAGCGTGGCGCTAATCCTGAATACTGGATTGCTCTTGGCAAGGCGATGCAAGTCGATGAAGCAGAAGCCCGTCGCCGCCGCTGTTCACTGTGCGAGTACTACGACAATAGCACTATGACGCAAGCCAAGATGGATAAAATCCCTTGGAACTCATGGGACGTTGACGCTGGATTCCGTGGCTATTGCACGAAATTCGACTTCATCTGTCATGATTTGCGCTCTTGTCAAGCGTTTGAAGAACGAGAGTTTGAATTTGAAGATTGATTGTGATAAGGCTGATACACCGAGCGTTTACGAGCAGCCGGTGGCTCAGTAGCAGAAAGCCTACTATGCTTAAAAGCGGAACGCCTGAATACTGGTTGCGTCGGAACTTTGTGGAAGTCTTGGACTTGCCCGAAGACGCTGTGGAATGGCTTATTGCTTTATGGCAAGTTGTCCAGCTTTTCGATGACATTGTTGATGGCGACAAAATAGATCGTGACGAAGCTGACATGGCAATCTGGAACGCATTGGTCGGCTTGCCAGCTAATACGTTCTATCAAACGCACATGGTTGTATTACTTCCGCTTGTTAGCACTGCGATTCTAAAGTGGAAGGCATCTGATACGGCTGAACTGGCTGGCGATGCTTGCGCTACTAGCTTTGTCTGGCGTGCTGGATATTATGATATTGTTCTGGCAACTGTGCAACTTGTTCACGGCACGCAGGCTGCTATGGAAATAGGTCATGTTGTGTTAAAGCTTTATGGCGAAAGCCTTGATGAGTATATGAAGGAAATGTCTAATGCCTGATCCAGTAACTGGTATTGCTGCTGCTACCAGCATCGGCGGCTCGCTAATAAAGGGAAGCGCGGCTAAGAAAGCCTCTAACATTGAGGCTGCATCGCTCCAAGCTGGCGTTGATGAGACCCGTGCTGCACGCGAAGAACTGCGGACATTGCTGCAACCATACACTGAAGCTGGTGGCCCCGCCTTACAAGCGCAGATGGCCGCCCTAGGGCTTTATGGCCCACAGATGCAGCAAGAATATTTTACTGAGCAAGAGAAAAGCCCAATCTTTCAAGGGTTAGCACAACAGGGTGAAGAAGCTATATTACAGCAAGCATCTGCAACTGGTGGGCTTCGCGGCGGCAACGTTCAAGGCGCATTGGCGCAGTTCCGTCCCCAGTTGTTGAATCAGTTCCTTGAGCAGCAGTATGGTCGCTTGGGTGGCATGACACAGCTTGGTCAACGATCTGCGGCTGGCGTTGGTGCTGCTGGAATGGATGCGGCTGGTAGCATTGCAGAGCTTCTTGGCAAGCGTGGCGAAGCGCAGGCTGGTGGAGCTTTGGCGCGTGGAAAGATGTTCAGCGACATACTTGGTGAAGTTGGCGGCATAGGCAAGGGATTATTTTAATGGCTAGAGATTACTCTATTGCCTCCGATCCAAGGCAGATGTTCTTGCAGTCTGTTGCCTTGCAGCGTGCCGAGCAAGATCGTCGTGTAAAGCTTGAGAGACAGAAAAGCCTTCAAACGGATTTGGCTGCGCTTATGGAAAAGCCAGACACGCAATCTTTTGCGAACTTCTATCTGAAGTATCCAGAGGCGAAAGAGCAAGTCGAAGGCTATCGCAAGACAATGGGCGAAGGTGACCAGAAAGCGATTCTTGAAGCTTCGCAGACCGCCTTTATTCTCAACAGAGAGAACCGTCCAGAAGATGTAAATAAGCTGTTTGATGAGCGCATTGAGGCGCTCAAGAACTCTAATCGCTCAGGCTTAGCGCAGACATTCGAGCGAGCCAAATCCACTTATAATACGACCACAGACCCTAAAGCGCGGGAAGCTGTGCTATCGACCATCATCTACAATTATGGTGGCGGTGAAGCGCATGAGAAGATTTTTGGTTCCAATGTTCAAATGGATACTCCATTCATTAAGGAACTATATGCGGAGGGCAAAAGGCCTGGAACCCAAGAATGGGAAGATGCACTACGCGCAAAGCGTGAAGGTGATCCGTGGGTAGCAGTTCCTAACGTTGGTCTATTCCTGAAAAGGGATTTGCAGGCAGCTATCAATAATGGTCAACAAGCGGTTACTCCACAAATACCACAAAACGCAGTTAATTTGCTGAGACAGAATCCTTCTTTAGCGGCAGACTTTGACAAAAAATATGGAACGCCAAGCAATCCAAATCCTTCAACTCGTATTATAGGAGGTCAGACGGGCGCACCGTCTGGTAACTTTCGCAAACGGTAAAAAGGTGATAAGTGAGCTATTCCCACAAGCTAACATTACCTCTGGGTATCGTGGGCCTAGTCATCCGTTATCAAAGAAGAATCCTAAGTCGTTTCATGCAAGTTCTATTGGCGCAGTTGATGTTGCCCCGATTCCTGGCATTACGTTTGAGCAGTATGTTAATCAGATTCGAAATGCTGGATACCGCATTATTGAATCGCGTGACGAAGTAAAAAATCCATCTAAGAACGCTACTGGCCCACATTGGCACGTAGTGATTGGGAAATAAAGCAATGGCAAAAAATCCTTTTGATCAGTTTGATAAAGAAGATGTGGCTTCTGTTCCTATTTCGTCAATCCAGCCAATTGTTGCTGCTCCCAAAGAAGCTGAAAAGCCTGAAAAGCCTACGGAAACATTTTCCATAGCCACACCAGAGCAAAAGGCTGCTGCTGGCCTTGATCCTAATCGCGTTTATCAAGTTAGCTCAGTAACCGGAGAGTTTAAGGATGTTGGTGGACAGCCAACCGCCAAAGCTGTTGCAGAAAAAGATACCAATCGTCTTCCACAGCTTTATACTGGCATTTCTGCTGTTAGGGATTTGCGGAAGCTTTCCGATAAATTTCTGTCACTAGGAAAGCAGGCTGGTGGCATTAGCGAAACGCCTGTTCTTGGTTCTCTACTTGGACAGAATCGTGCTGACCTTGAGGGATCAATTGAAATCCTTAAAGGTATTATTATTCAGGATCAGCTTGCGCGACTAGCGAAGATTAACCCTGCTGGTGTAGCTAGTCTTGCAAATACTCCAGGTGAGCAGGAACGATTTGTTTCCTCTATTGCAAACCTGAATCCTAATCAAAGCCCAGAGCAATTTGCAATAGGATTAAAACGCGCTGAAGATTATCTCAACCGACAATTAAAAGAATCTGGAGGAGAGCCTGTTGGTGAAAGAGGAGCTCCTGTAGCTGGTTTGACTGCGGCACTTCCTGGCGATCGTGTTGTTGCGGAAATTGACCTTAAAAATGCAAGGGATTTGCAGGCTGCGTGGCAAAGCGGTAAATCTATTGAGGAACTAAGTGCCATTTCCATAGCGAATGTCGGCTCACCATTAACGCCTGAATCTATCGCCGCACTTACCGCAGACACTAATCGTCAATTACAGTTCCAGCCATACCTTGCCCCAATGGAAGATGTCACTGAAGACATGGGCATCGTTGAAGGCGCGATTGAGACTGTAACTGGTTCGGAGCGCAGTACGCCTGAAATCGAGGCTACTGCTGACTGGACAACCATGCCTGAGCTTAACGAACTGTCCATTGCTGGTGCGCGTACAGGTATTGGTACAATGTTCACAAGCCCAGAAGAATCCGTCCAAATCATTCAAGCCAACTATCCTGGCGTTCAAGTGCGGCAGGACGAAAAGGGCAATTACATTCTTCGGTCGCAAGATGGCAAGGATTATGGAATCAAACCTGGCTTCCGTTGGAGCGATGTTCCTCGTGCCGTTGGTGGTATATTGGCGTTTACTCCTGCTGGACGAGCAGCAACATTTACTGGTGCGGCGCTTAAATCTGGAGCAACGCAAGCTGCCATTGAAGGCACTGAGTTTGCGGCTGGTGGAGAGTTCAACGCACAGCCTATCCTTATGGCTACAGCGGCTGGCCCTGCCGAGAAAATTATTGGAGATGTTCTGTCTACGGCACTTCCAGCAGTAACTTCGAAAATTAAGCAATTAACTGGACGCCCTGAAGTTCCATTAGGAGGCGCTCCTGAAGCTCCTGCTGGAATGGCGATGCCGCCTGCGGCAACGATGGCTCCTGAAGCACCAATACCAGGCGCTGTAGTCTCGCCTGCGCCAACAGTTAGCGCCCCTGCATCAAGGCCAGCAGGCGGGGCTATGTCCACCAGCGAAGAAGCTATACGGGTTCAACGTGCGGCTGAGCTTCCAGTGCCTATTGAACTTGCACGATTCCAACGGACGCGTGACTTTACAGAGCAACAACGCGCACGCGAACTTGCCAAAGACAATGAAGTTGGTGGCCCTATTCGTGATCGAATGGCACGCCAGCAGGACGAACTACGTCAGAACTTTGAGCGGTTTATTGAAGGCACTGGTTCTGAAGTATGGAACAATCCATATGAGCAGGGCGGTGTTATTGCTGATGCGCTTTCAACCCTTGCAAGGCGTGAGCGTACACGCACCAGTGCGCTTTATAAACGTGCCGAAAAAGCTGGTGAGATGCGCGAACCTGTTAGCTATCAGGAATTAAGCGACTTCATTGCACAGCAAACGCCAACCACCCGCGAAAAATTAGCTCCAGTTCTAAAGACTGTTGAGGAGCAGATATTAGCTAACGATCCAAATAAAACAGGGATGATGGCCCTGAATCAAATGGAAGATATTCGTAAGCTTATCAACAAGGTTGCAAGCCCAGGTACTGCGGACGCTACCTTTGGCCGTGATATGCGTATTATCATTGACAACGCAACCAAGGACGCTGGCGGCGATGTATATAAGCAGGCGCGTGCATCTCGCACCAAGTATGCCAGAGATTTTGAAGACATCGATCTTGTTGAGAAAGTCTTTGCCAATAAGCCTGGAAGCACCGATCGCTTTGTTGCTCTTGAGAAGGTAACAGATAAGATCACTGGAGATAACACACCGCTTGATAGCGTAAAGCATCTTCTTGGCTTATTAGATCGTGCTGGCCCTCGCGGTGTTCGTGCAAAGCGCGAATTGCAAGGCTCTGTTATGGAGAAGATTAGGGATCAAGCATATCGCGGAATCACATCAGATGAATCTGGACAAACGGTTATTCAGCCTGCTGCGCTGAACAAAATCATTACAAGCCTAGAGAAGAACGGCAAACTTGATGTGATTTTTGATAAGAAAACGGCAGAGCTTTTAAGCACAATTAACGATGTGACCAAAGACATCATTACATCGCCACCAGGCAGCATTAATGCCTCTGGAACATCAAGCGCAATTATGAACGCAGTTGATACTCTTGGCACTTTTGGCATAACAGGATTGCCTGTTCCGGCAGCGAAACTTCTTAATGATTTCCGCAAAGCTATGGCCGCACGGGGAATGCGTAAAGAAGTGAAAAGGCTTCTCGATTAATGACCTTTCGCAGTAACATAATTTCGGCTATAAGCCCAAAGACGCAAGGGATTAAGTTCTAATGGCACTTACTCAGGTTACAGGCCCTTACCCAATATTTACCGATCTAGACGGCACGCCTCTGGATGATGGATACCTGTATATAGGTGCTATCAACCAAGACCCTGAACAGAATCCGATTCAGGTCTATTGGGACGCCAACCTTACAATCCAAGCCACTCAGCCAATCCGCACAAGCAATGGCTACGCTTATCGTAACGGCACGCCAGCCTTGCTTTACACTGCTGGCGAGTTCTCGATCACAATCCGCAACAAGCGCGAGGAGTTCGTTCTCTACAGTCCTGTAGGCTATGGCTTCGATCCTGCCGCTGTATCTGCTTCTGTTGTCAAGAACGACTTTACGGGTAACGGCGTTCAAGTGGCCTTCGTGCTGTCAGCATCTCCATCCACAAAGCTTGCCACGAACGTATTCATTAATGGCGTCTATCAGGAAAAAGACAGCTATAGCATTTCCGGCAACACGCTGACGTTTACAGTTGCTCCGCCGTTGAGTTCCAGCATTGAGGTAATGACGAACGAAACGGGCATTATTAACTCCGGCAACGCAACTGCTATTTCGTACACTGCTGGCTTCCCTGGAGCAACACTGCAAACCGTTCAAACCAAGTTAGAGCAATATGTTTCGGTCAAAGACTTTGGTGCTGTTGGCGATGGCGTGACTGATGACACGGCTGCTATAGAAGCCGCTTTAGGTTTAGGTGGCCATGTAACATTCCCCGTGGGGACATACAAAGTTTCCACTGTGCTGATTGAGAACGTGAATAACCTGACCGTCGATGCGCGGTCGGCTACGTTTACAAGCCAGTATGGTAACGTATTGGTCTTTAAACAGTGCGACAATTTTTCTTGGGAAGGCGGCGTAATTAACGCAGGTACAGGGGCTAACCCTGCATACCCTTCAGGCGCCGAGTCCATACCGCAAAACTTTTTGCTCTATAACGCTAACGTAGCATCTGTTAGCGGCCTGACCGTCAACAACAATATTGCTAACGTGGCTGCTTGCATAACCGCATGGAACATGGGCCAAGTCCAGATTAACAACAACCAAGTTTATTATGGCGGCGACAACTCCATTTGGTGCTTTGGATGCTTTGATGTGACCGCTGCAAACAACATTGTGTCGGCACAAGAGCGTGGGCGTGGTATTTGTTTCCAGCAAGTCAATCAAGGCGCAATGGTTGGTAACGTAGTAAAAGACGGTAAAGGCGATGCGCTAAACGTGCATGGTTCAGCCAACGTAGCTATTACCGGAAACAGCGTCTATAATATGCTAGTGGACGCCGTGATCCTTGGGCTATCGTCTGGCGTAAGTATCGAATGGGACGAAAATGCAACTGCGCCACAAATTGCCGCCGCTGTAGCTAACACACAACTATATAACGGCGTATTTTGCCGCAACATTACGGTATCAGGAAATACGCTTGTTAAAGCTGAATACGGTGTTCGTATCGGTAACAACCAAGGCATCAGCGGCGACAACTACGGCAACCAAGGCCAAGTTATCGTTACGGGCAACAATATTTTTAGCGCGTCTACTGGGATTGACGTCGGCACTTCCCGTCAAATCCGTATTTCAGGCAACATGATAAGCACCTGCAATCAGGCTTGTATTGAGTTTGATATGGGTACAGATACAGGTGGGTATTCACCTGAAAACATCCATGTTTCTGACAATCGGTTTACGGTGTTTAACCTGACAAACCTTAGCTATAACGCTGTTCAGTTTCAAGGTGGAAGCCCTGTTGCCGCTGATCTGATTACGCTAACCAATAACGAGTGGGATAGCGGACAGAACTCCGCTGGGTTTTCTAACGTGTCTGGTTCGACTTTGGCGGTTATCGAAACCGGAACAGCTAACGCCAATGGATTAGCTATCTCATCCACTAAAGCGGCGCTTACTATTCAAAAGCAATTTTCCGACCAGACCGGATCGTCATTGCTTTCGCCAGTAGTTGTAAACAAGGCATCTAACGAATTTACGCAATCAGGTGCGGTTGGCGACTCGTTTACAACTGTTCTGGCAATCCCTTCCAATGCATCTATTGCGGCTCAAATTCAGATTGGCATTAACGACCGCGTATCGTGTTTTGGGACGATCTACGCGCACAACGGAACAACGCCTGCTCTGACCTTTACTGGCACTGGCGGGACTTTTGTTCAGCTATCGGGCAGCAATTTGCAGATTAGGGGCAACACAACTGGCGGTACAGTATCTTATGGCGGCATTTACTCCATAAAATACACTCTGCTGAATCCAACGTAAGGAACTAGGGCGATGGCCGATAAGAAAATTTCTGCTTTAACTGGCGCTACCACACCGCTTGCCGGAACCGAAGTACTGCCTATTGTTCAGGGTGGCAGCACAGTAAAAGTTAGCGTAGCCGATCTGACGGCTGGCCGTACTGTTACAGTCTCTGCGCTAGGTGTCGGAACTGCGTCGCCGCTTACTACGTTTAACGTAGAGGGCGGAACTTTTCTTCTTCGCGGCGGCCCTATGGATATTGGTCCGACCTCCGGCGCAACCGGCGCGGCTCGTATTTCGTCTAGTCTGACAAATGGGGTTGAGGGAAAGCTGATTTTCAGCACATCAAACTCATCTGCTGCGATTACGGAAGCCATGAATATCGACAAAGACGGCAACGTCACTAATACCATTGGCAACGTCGTAATCGGCACTGCTGGCAAAGGCATCGACTTCAGCGCGAACACGCACGCGGCAGGCATGACCAGCGAATTGCTGAATGACTATGAGGAAGGCACTTGGACGCCCGTTGTGCGCGGGTCTGGCGCTGCCGGTACTTACGAATTAGCATCTTCAGCAGCTTATTATACCGCAATCGGGCGTCTAGTGACTTTGCATATGACACTAACCACCGCAGGATCGGTTACAGGCGGCGGTACTGGTTACCTACAAATTACTGGCGTTCCGTTTGCCAACGCTGCTTTTGCAACCGGCACTGTATATCTACAAGGTGTAGATTTTACTGCCGATTATGTTGTGTGCAACTTTACTTCAGCCTCCGGCAGTTCAATTTTATATTTTGAGGAGGTGAGGGACGCCGCATCTTCTGGCGATTTACCTGTTTCCGCTATCGCAACTAACGATACTATTCGTTTAACGATCCAGTACATTCGTTGATTAGGAAATTATGATGTCACTTACCAAAGCAACATACTCAATGATCCAAGGCGCTCCAGCAAACGTGCTGGATTTCGGCGCTGATCCTACGGGCGTTGCTGATAGTGCCGCAGCGTTTCAGGCAGCGTTAGACAGCGGTGCGGATAGCGTATGGGTTCCTGTAGGGACATATCGTCTTAATAGCCCTATCACGATCACCAACTCAGGCCAAACGCTTGAAGGTGAAAGTGATTACGACACTCGGCTAATTGCATATGGCGCAGGCTTGATAAACATTGGTGACGCATCATACAACATTGTAGAACATGTAACTCTGCGTAATTTCGCATATTACGGAATGCCTTCATTTTCCGGTGTGTCTTACATCAACGTCAGATTGGCCTTCCAAACATATTTTGAGCGGCTGCGTTACAAGTTTAGCCAAAAAGTCCCCACGGCGGCGGTTGTGCTACTGAACAATAATGACGGCACGTTGGAAAACCCGACTCGCGTTACGTTTCGTGACTGCTATTTTGACGGCGACGATTACAAACCTGTACCCGCAGGCGTACCAACGCCTGTGTGCATTTGGAACACTTCAGGTATTCAGGTTATTATTGACAACACGCACATTCAAGATTGCGAAATTGGCGTTAAATTAGGCGTAAATCCTGCTGTCGATACAGATTACTATAATCCTGCATTTCCTAACGATCATGATTTTAACGACTTTTATTTTCTTAATAACTCCCGCGTTCAAATTGGTGACCGCGGGTATGTCACAACAGATGGCCGCTGCTTTGATGTTTGGGAAGGCGGTAATATTACAATAGAAAGTTCGACTTTCTATTTGAACAACAACGGGCCATCACCTGCATTAGCTAATCAACGCGTCATATTGTTTAACAGCCCAACTTTTGCTGCGTGTACGTTCACCAACAATCTGGTAAACGCCAACTCGCGCGCAGATTATCCATTTGAGTTGGCCGCCAATGCAGTCGTCGGAAAATTTAATATCTCAGGTAACTCTTTTGTTGCGCTAGTCGCGTCAAAAAACTTGATTGAGTTTAGCTCCGGCGCAAGCTGCAAGGCGGTGATTACTGCGGGAAATTATTTTAGTAACCCTTCGAACTATGGGCCGACTTACTACCAAGCAAACGGCTCTGTTTCACCTTTCCCTTTAGGGTTTGCAAACAACATTACATATGAAAATGACGATGGCGTAGCCCGATCATTTTCAGCATTTGAAAACGGCTCAATCGGCGTAACGTATGTAATACGGTTTAAAGTTTCTAGCGGTTCAATTACACTGGTGCCGTCGGCGGCTAACGCGACCAGCGGGATAATAGTTGATGGGATTTTTCCTACTAACATCACATTACAAACGGGCGATGTTTTAATCGTTAACCGCGCACCTGATCCGGCAAATGAATATTATTACGCAACCCTTGTTAGAGGTGGAATTAAGACTATGACCACCAGTCTGTTTTTCCCGTCTTCTGCGGTTGTGTCCCCTACCGCGGGGCAAGTGTATTACGATACAGGTACAAATAAGTTGCGCTGCTACAACGGAAGCACTTGGAACGACTTATTTTAACACAGATTGCCAGACTGCATCAAATGAGTGAGACAACATGAACACGATTGACGCAACACAAGCACAGCTTAACACGCATGAAGAAGTCTGTGCATTTAGATATGAAAGTATCTGCGCCAGGATGAAGCGGATCGAAAGCCTTGGTATATCTGCTTGCGGAACCATCATCGTGTTGCTGATAGGCATACTAGTAAGCGTGCTGCAAAAGGGTGCTGTGTGAGCATTGCGATTCCAGAGTGGATGCAGACAGCTAATTGTTGGATTGGATTGCGCGAAGTTATCGGGCCTGGTCACAACAAGATTATACTTGGATGGCTTGAAAAGCTAAATGCTTGGTGGCGCAATGATGAAACACCTTGGTGCGGTGTATTTGTCGCTCACTGTATAAAAGAAGCTGGGTTGCCTTATCCTAAATATTATATGCGTGCAAAGGCGTGGTCTGATTATGGATCATTGCTGCGCCGCGATAGACTAGCGCCAGGTGCTATCTTGGTCTTTGATCGCGCTGGTGGTGGGCACGTTGGATTCTATGTTGGCGAGGACGCTGGTCATTATTTTGTTCTTGGCGGAAATCAAGGTAACGCTGTCAACGTGATGAAGCTGGGCAAGTCCCGTCTTGTTGCATCACGCTGGCCTAAAGGTGAGCCTGTCATTGGCAAGCCAGTTTATATGAATGGTGGTTCTGTTTCCACCAATGAAGCGTAAAGGAAAAAGACATGAAGAAGGAACAATTATTTGGACTTGTTCGTACTGTGGCTGCGGCTGGCTTTGGCTATCTGGCAGGAAAAGGTCTTATCGACGGTGCGACGGTTGACCTGTTGGCTGGTGCGGTAGCAACCATCGGCGTGGCTATCTGGTCGTTTGTCAGCAAGCAGCCTATCACTGAGTCCGCTGAGTAATGAAGTTTCTGACGCTCTTGCTGGGTGTTTTGGACAAGCTGTTGGGAGCTTGGGCAGAACATCGTTGGAAGCGGCAAGGGCGTCAGGAAACCATTAAGGAAATAAACGAGGCCATCAATGAGCAAATTGCACTGGGCGAAGCTGCCATTGTTATTCCTGATCCTGAGCGCACTGAGCGGCTGCGCAACCGTTTCGACCGTTCCCGTAAATAGCTATTGCGCTATTGCGAAACCCATCAGCTATGACGCAAAGCAAGACACGCCTGAAACTGTGGCGGAGATAGAGCTACACAACGGCGTCTTTGTTTGTCTATGCGAGGATGATTGTCCGAAAGGCAAGTAAATGCCATCGACCATAACGATAGACGAGGAATTGTATAAATACTGCACGCCTCGTCAGAAACAAGTTCTCGAAGCTATAGAGCGCCTTGGAAGTGCTAGGGCAGCAGCCACTGAATTAGGCATGAACATTGGCGGCGCAAGTGAGACTTATGTTGCTGTAAAGCGCAAGGCTGCAAAATTTGGCTATGCGCCTGAGCATGACTTCACTCGACCTGTTCCTGATGGCTATGTAGCCAAGGGCGTCAGCACCTATTATAATTCTGAAGGCAAACCAGCAGGACAATGGGTAAAGGCATCACTTAGCCATGAGGCTCTTGTGGATGCCATGAGAGAGGCGGTTGAGGGCTTTAAGGACGAGATACCGCCTGTGGTATCAATCGTTGCTCCAGCGGCTTCTGAGGAGCATCTGTGCAACCTTTATACCTTCACTGATTACCACCTTGGGATGCTGGCATGGCATAAAGAAGGCGGCAGCGATTGGAACATATCTATCGCAGAGCGCACCATTATTGCTGCACTGCAACAAATGATAGAACAAAGCCCAAAGGCTCACACGGCAGTTATTAACATCCAGGGCGACTTTCTGCATACAGACGGCAAGACGCCAGTAACGCCAGCGTCAAAGCACGTTCTGGATGCTGACAGCCGATTCCCCAAGATACGGCGCTCCGCGATTCGCATCATTCGATCACTGGTAACCATGTCTTTGCAGCGCCATCAGGAAGTGCATCTGATTATCGCTGAAGGCAACCACGATGAAGAAAGCGCCGGATGGCTGGCTGACCTGTTCTCCGTGCATTACGAGGAGGAGCCTCGCGTAACTGTCAATGACAGCGTGCTTCCATTCTATGTGCTGGAATGGGGCAATACGATGCTAGGCATTCATCACGGTCACAAGGTGAAGAACGAAAGCCTACCGCTGCTGTTTGCGGCACAGTTCCCGCAAGAATGGGGACGCACTACCCGCCGCGAGATACACTGCGGACATCGCCACCACAGGGACGAAAAAGAGTATAATGGCGTGACGGTGGTTCAACATCCAACATTAGCTGCGCGTGATGCCTATGCTGCTCGTGGCGGCTGGATTGCGGATCGAGCAGCCTGGGCAATAACGTACCATAAAAAGTATGGCGCTGTTGGCCGTGTTATGGTAACTACAGAAATGTTGGATATAAGCTAATCCCCACCATCGCTGCGGCGGTGATCCCCGTCACCTTCGGGTGGCGGGACTTTACTAAACGAATTGCAAGCCAAATGTCCGCAAGGTATCTTGCCCACGCTCAAAATCTTCTTCTTCATAATATGGGCCACCACAGCAGTCTGGATCGCTACATGAGTTGTCGCCCAAATAGCCAAGCATATCAGAGCAAGCCTGATGAAGCTCACTTAATTGGTCAATATTAATATTTCGCCATTCGTCTGTCATTTGCTTTGCTCCTGTAGTGCTGCGCGGACAATATCAACGGCATCACGCGCAATGTTGTGCGTCTGGCTGCCCTGTCCCCACTCCACACCAACAGCTTTGCACCACTTGTTCATTTTTGTAAGCACCGCATCGCTCTGTGTGGGCTGGCGGACAGTCTTAACGGCAATCTCTGCCAACTTTTCAGCCAAGTCCTCACCTATGGTGTGCCCATTTTCATGCAGCTCGACTTCAAGCAGGGCAGACAGGTGGCCGATTGCGTATTCGTCTGATTTATCCGCAAGCACTGCGCTGTCTTTATCATTGGTCATCGTTCTTTTCCCTTATCTCAAAGCCAAGCGCGTCCAGTGCGGCGCGGAGTGATGGTTCAGCGTTATAGATGTCCCTGTCGGACCATCCAGCCTTTTTCATCGCCTCCAACAGCGGGTCAGGCTTGGGCTTGGGGATGATGAAGCGCTCAAGAGCCGGAAACTCCACCTCATGCTTGAACACCTCGACAACAACCTCCACCGCATCGCTCACCTCTTGCCGGAAGTCGTGCAGCTTCTGCTCGGTGGCTTCGCAGTTGGGGCAGTGTTGTGTCTTAATCATTTACCCTGCTCCTGCTCTTTGCGGCGCTCTGCGAACGTCTTGCCGTCTGCTCCACGAAGCGGCCATGCGCTATCGGATGAAACTCTGTGCTTCTTGCCCATAGGGGCTGCTTGTGCTGGCTTGATCATGACCACACCGGATTTTCTGTAAGAAACATAGTTATGACAATAACTAGCCATATTGTGACCAGCCAGAATTGTGTTTTTGATACCTTTTGCATTTTAAGTTCCTTATTTGGCGGGGCATGGCCCCTGGTTGGTTTTCATTCTATAAACGCGATAAATAATAAATAAAAGCGTTTTTTGCATTACGCATAAAAAAGACGGGCCGCATAATGCAAACCCGCCCTTTTCCGTCACAAAAGCAATCTTTGTGGTATCTGTAAAATCCAGCCATGTTGCTTGGCAACCTGAACAAAACGCTTCTTATCCAGTGTATGCTGCCCAGCAAGAAGCTGTGCCTTTAGCAACGCTCGACTGGCTTCCGCTGTGCTGTCAGTATATCGCTTGCTGATCCATTCCATTTGAACAAATGCCTTGTGGCTTTTTCTATGTTCAAAGTTGAATTTAGGATTACGCTCCATGTTATTTCCTTATTCTAAAACGGCACGGAATCGTCAAGATCATCATCAAACGTAGTATGCTGGTTCTGGCTTACTGGTGTTGATGCTCCAGCTTGAGCGCGTGGCCCTGTGTCGATGCTACCGACCCGCACGTTGAACTGTGGCTTGCCTTCATATTCGTCATGCGTCAATTCGCCAGAAATAAAGACCTTGGTTCCCTTGGTAAGACCGCCAGCAAATGCTTCTGCTGCCTTGCCCCATAAGCTGCACCGATACCAAACGCTGCCAGCATCTTTGCCGAATCCGTTCTTGACGCCAACGTTGAAGCTTAGAACCTTGCTATCGCGTGTATCGCGCAACTCAGCATCTTTGCCAATGTTACCTGAAATTGTGATTAACTGCATAAATATTCTCCTATAGTCCTAAAGCGGTCATGTATGTGTCGAGTATCGCTTGATATTCTGCGCGGTCATGGTCTTTCATTGCCCGTAGGCGAATAACTGGGCGCATGATTTTAGTATCATAACCCATAGCTTTTGCTTCATTAAAGACATCACGAATATCATCGCTGATGCCCTTTTTTTCCTCGTTCAAGCGTTCGATCCGCTCAATAAAAAGCCGAAGTTGGTCGCTGTTTGCTTCACTCATATTCTTCACTCCATTTCACATCATTTTGCGCCCCATACGCATAGATAAATTCAATCAGGTCGGACATCTGAGTCTTTGTTAGCTTCGATGTCTTAAAGCCTACTGGGAAAGGCTGATTGTTTAGGCCCATTGTGAACATCACTTCATGCCCTAATGCTGCCATAAATATACACTTCCAAATTTCTGGTATGTGATGCCTATCCTCTGGTGCTGCCCGACTAATGTCCGAAAGCATGGCCCACATTTTTGAGTTCTGATCGTCACTGCGCTTGGCTGCGCTGATCTTAACGACTGCATCCTGTGGAGCCTTGTCGATTAACTGGTGAGCCAATCGCCTTTGATATTCACCACGAAGCCAGACTGTCTGCGTCACTTGTCTTGTGCCTCTTTAATCTCACGCGCCTTTGGGCTGGCTTTGCAAAAGGCTTCAATCAAAGCCTCAATGTCAACACCTTTCCAAAAGGTCTGCTCACCAACTGTGTGCTGCTCGCTGTGATGTTCGCGGCATAATGGGACTACTCGCCAATCGTCTGGCTTTTGCCCCATCCCTGCACCGCTGCCATAACGAACGTGAGCGCATTCGATTGGCATCCCCTGGCAACCATCCTTGGCACAATGGAACGAACGAATGAAGTTCAAATGTCCCTGTGAGCGCCACCGCGCTGTCCGCTTTGGCTTCTTGGCGATGCGATTAGGCAGCATCTTCAAGTTCCAGGCTATACTCAGCAACGTAGGATGATTCGCCCCAGCGATTGACCACCTCAATCTTTTTGGTTTTAATTTTATGCCCAGCCTTTCGCAGATCGTTAATGCGCGATGCAAGTCGATAGATGCCAAGGTCATTCAATGCTGTCATTGGTCTGATTGGCCCAACAGTAAGCAAGTGATCGAAAACTCTTTCATTCTGTGTCATGATTGCTCTCCTAGTTTTGATAACGCTTTTACGTCTTCATCGACTTCTACAAGAAATTCGGCAACCTCTGATTCCAGAATCGCCAGCATATCGTTGTCACGCTGCACCCGCTGGATGTAAAGCATAAGATGGTCTGGCATTCGTGGATCGAAGCTTACGAAATCGCACCATTGACGATCGGCGCAAGCCATCTGCCATTGCATCTGGAGTATATATTTGTGCGCGATTTGATTAGTTTTGAGCACTTCTATGTGTGTGCTGCTGTTGGGACATTTTATTTCCAGGCAGCCATCGTCGCCCACAAGCCCGTCAGGGCTGGCGTGAGAGCCGATAATGGTCGGGTGCTTATACAACCCCACCTCAGTAACATCGTGGCCTGTGACGAAGCTGTAGGCGATTCTAGCCTCATCTTCCTTCTCCTGTCCCCAGATCATAGCGGAGCTTGCAAATCCTTCCTCCTGCTGGCCTGTGAGCCGTTCGACCACAAGCTTGGCGCGAAGGTTAGCGCGTGATGCTCCCCAGCCTGATTTGGTCTTGGCTAGTGCGTCTGCCAGTTGGGAAGCGCCAAGGCTCCCACAACGTGCTGCAAACCACTCTGGGCTGCGCTGGATAATAGCTGCGTCTGTCATGCCAGCTTCTTTTCTAATGCAGCCTTAACCGCATCGAAGCGGGTTTCCTGCAATTCCTTGAGGGCGGTGATTTTGTAATGCTTGCAGAGCAAAGCCAAGTCGGTCTTGGTTGCGTCTACTAAGCCCTGCAATTCAGCAAACTGTTCGTCGCTGATAAACTTAGCCCGTGGCGCTGGTTCGCTCTTGCCTGTCGTGGCATCCAATGCGTCATGCTCGACGATGCAAAGGGCTGCTGTCCAAAGGTAGCGGGTGGAATAGGTCTCGCAAGCGCCAATGTTCTGAATCTCGTGACAGCCTTTAAGATTGGCTGAACCCATTGGGCTGTGAATGATAACCTGTGAACCATCTTCAACATCGACAATGTGCATTGACGCTGTGGTTTCCGAAAAGCTGATGATCGCGCAAAGCCCAACATCGTTAAAGATGCGAAGGGCTGGAATCACAAAGTCAGAAAGCTCGAAATATTTGTATCCAGCAAACGTGTTATGACCGGACTTTTTGAGCGGTAATGCGTGGAAGGCAATCCGCGCTTCGTTAATCTTTTTATGTACTGGCATTGCGGTATCTCCTTTTATTTGCCAAACCCCTTGTAACTAATTCACAGGATATTAAAAGCGTTTTTTATTATCAACCGAAAGAAAGTTTAATATGACCAGTGCAGAGCAAGCTATTGCGGACTTTTTCAGCATCGCAAAGACGCATAAAATCAGGGCTTACCAGATAGCAAATGAAGCTGGCATAACTCGTGTCACGCTTTCTAATTGGAAAAGCAATCGCACCGATCCGCAACTAGGCATATGGCTTGCGGCTAATGAAGCGCTGAATCGCCTGGTGCAGCAGAAACTTAACACATGAGGCATTTCGGCAAATATCGTGCCGTCAAGTCGCAGTGCAATGCTGGCCACACCCATGACAGCAAACGTGAAGCTATCAGATGCAATGAGCTTCACGATCTGCAAGCGGCTGGCGCTATCAGTGACCTAATCACACACCCGCAATACTGGTTCGTCATCAACGGCAAACAGCTAAAGCATCCAAACGGCAGGCGCGTTGGCTATTTATCAGACTTCGAATATATCGAGAATGGTATGGTAGTGACCGAGGATGTGAAGGGAGTCGTTGTTAGGGATTGGCCTTTACGCCGAGCTGTCTTTAAGGCTCTATTCCCTAATCACGTTTTCCGCGAGACCAAATAAAAAAACGGGCAGTGCGACCGAGAAAGCCCAATCCAAACACTGCCCAGTCCGTTGGTAAGGAGGCACCAATCCGCGCAAGATACTCTGATAGCGTATTGCTGGTCAATCACTCGCAAAAATTATCTTTTACAAATGCGTGTTTTGAGTTATGTAAGAGCGAGCGGGGAGTGCTAAGAGAGGAAAGGCACTCGACCCGCTCTAACAACGCCTAGTCACAGGAGGCACTGCTATGTCGAGTAATACACGCCACAAAACCATTACGCAAGAGTTTGCGTCATGCCCTAAAGTCAACAAAATCATAAACGACTGCATAAATCAGCAGGCTGTTCAGTTGTTAGAAGATTTTGAATATTACGACAGATTTTGTGAAAGCCCAATTGAGCAACTGCTTCTTGCTGCGTTATACGCTCAATCATTGCAGACAGATTTTTTCCAGATAGAAATGATGGGCACATCAGGATTAGCAAAAAATCCAGATCAAGAAACTATTTATGTTCACCAGCAGATGCAGGTAGGCCAGTATCGCGTTGATTTTTTGATTTTTGATTGCTCCTGCCCTTTTGAAATTGCCGACCCAACAATTATTGTTGTTGAATGTGATGGGCACGATTTTCACGAAAAAACAAAAGAACAAGCTGCACGCGATAAAAAGCGTGATCGATTTTTTCAGGGTTTGGGTTTTAAAGTTTTGCGCTTTACTGGTAGCGAAATATGGGCAGATGCACACGCTTGCGTTGAGGAAATAATTTTTAATTTAAATACGAATAATGATATGCGTCTAGGTCTTGCACAATGAGTGTGCGCGTCATGACAGATGTCTGGTCAATTGACCTACCTGATAGCCAAAAGATTGTGCTTCTTGCTTTGGCGGATTCCGCTAATGATGAAGGGCATTGCTGGCCTTCTATGGCAACGCTGGCAAAGAAATGCAGCAAGGGTGAGCGTACCATTCAAGGCGTCATAAAGCAGCTTGTTGATGCTGGGCATTTGACACGTAAAGAGGTGCGGGGAAAGGGCTGTAACTATTATGTTCACCCCAGAACAGATTGCGCCCCCGCAGATACTGCGCCCCCGCAGAGAACTGCAAAGACCCCCGCAGCCGCTGCGGACAAACCATCAATAACCATCATTAAGAAAAATATAAGCGCACATGAGATGCCAGATGATTGGCAGCCAATGAGTTTTAAGGTTGGTAGCGCAAGCCGCGATATTGTTGATAGTTGGCCTCCAGGAATATACGTTACAACCTTGGAATCGTTTGTTGCCTACCATCGATCAAGAGGCAATAAGTTCAAAAATTGGCAGGACGCTTGGTCTACTTGGGTTTTAAACAGCAGGAAATTTAAAAATGGCACATCAAATCGGACAACTGGTCAGCCTAGAAACCAAAACGGCTTTGCCGCAGCACTTCGATACGTCGCGGATGGACGATCTGATGAGCCGTTCTGAACTCACAGTAGCGGAATGCGATGAACTACGATCGATTGCGCTGGCGATGCCTGTTGAGAATATTCCAGTGGAAACCAAAGAGCTTGCCAAGCAACTGCAATTTATCGAAGCAACCCTGCCAAGCAAGAACACCGACGAGCAAAGCGGACAGATGCGAACAGCAGTCTACGCACGGATTCTTGGCGGCTACACGAAAGAAGCCCTTAGCTACATGACTGAGCGCGTCTGCAAGGAGCTTGATTGGTTCCCCACGCCTCGCCAGTGCCTCGCCATACTGGAAGGATACACTCCGCGAACCACTAAGAAAGATAAGGCGCTACGAATCTGTTTGAATAACACGCAGGCAAGGTTTGAGGAATTTATTATGTCACTGCGCTGTGGTGAGCCTGTTGATTTGACAGACAAGCCAGAGCGTTGGTTACGCATCGCAGAAGATCGCGGCTACCTTCGGATTGTGGATGGGGAATATCTCGTCAGGTGACAAAGAGCGCAGCCACTGACTTAATGTGCGACCTAGCTAAATATGACCTTGGAAGCATATCACTGGATGATATACGAAAGAACTGGGCTAAGGGGAGATACAAAGGCGCACCCGAAGCCTGGGCGATTGCCGCGATTGAACACGCAAAACGACAAAAATGATATTTTATTGAATAATGCGCTTTACATATAAATCTATCAAGATTATGAGAGGGCATCAGCTAGGGGATATTCCCCGCCAACAAGGAGACTGATATGACAATTACACTAGCCGCCTTCGAACGCATCGACGGGCTTTTAACAAAGCAGATTCGCGCTGGACAATTTGAAACGTGCGCTGATCCCCGCCAATACATTATCACAAGCAACATACTTCTGGATGCCTGTGCTGAAGCTATGGGCCGTGAATTTACAGAACGCTACGCAAGCGCAGAAGATTGCGCTGCCGCCATCGTCACACAGGCATTGCTATGCCCTGACTTTGTTGGAGATGACGCATGACCAAGAGCCTCACACAACTAGCGCAAGAAGCCATCGACGCACTTAAGGCTTACAACGCAGAGTATAAAAATCAGCAACGCTTGTGGGATGCGTCACGCTACGGCAAGAGCTTTGCCTACAACAGCGCCTACATTAGCGATGAGCAGCATATTGAACTGCTGACAGAGATTGTTGAATATGACGAAGACCCTGCTGGCACATTGCAGGAACTCGCATTTCAATTTGAAGATGACGCTGGCGCAAACGAAGCGGACTATCGCTACGAAGAAATGCGCTCTCGTGAATTGTTGGAAGGCTAAGGAGATGAAAATGTTTTACGCAGATTTAATTCGCCAATGGGCTAAAGACCGCAACCTGATCGAAGGCAGCGACCTAAAAAGCCAATTTGTCAAACTGATCGAAGAAGCTGGAGAGCTGGCTAACGCTATCGCTAAAAAGAACGACATAGAGTTTGCAGACGCAATCGGAGATATATTCGTTGTTCTGACTATCCTGGCAGCGCAAAACGGCATGGACATAGAAGACTGCATCGCTAACTCATATTATGAGATTAAAGACCGTAAGGGCAAGATGCTCGACGGAATTTTCGTAAAGGAAGCATAATGTTTGATGATGAAGTGATGTGGGAAGAAGAAGAAATAGAGCTTGTTGACAAACTTGGCATGACGCCAAAGCAAGCTAATTTGATAGAGATTGAAGCCATCGCCAAGAAATATGGTTTTACCGCAGAAGATATTTTAGGGAAAAAACGATATAAAATGTTGGTAAAAGTAAGGCGCAAATGTGTCGTAATGTTGCGTGAGAAAGGTTACTCCACCACAGAGATAGGCAGGATTATGCAGCGCGATCACAGCACCATCGTTCACTCGCTGCAAAAGAGCAAGGTAGAGGCATGAAACCTGACAAGCTAAAGCTGGCCCGTCACCGCATGGGCTACAGCGTAAACGAAATGGCAGATGCACTGCGCTTGTCGCCAGCAAACGGCGGCACAACTGTTCGCAAGATGGAAGCTGGTAAGGTTCGCATCACTGGGCCAATCATGGTTGCAGTCGATGCTATGCTAAAGGGTTACGATCCGTTTTGCTATTTAGACGAGGAGGAGGAAGATGAAGACTTCGAATAGCTATCAGGTAGGCGGAGACCACTACGCATCAAAGACCGTGCAGCCCTGGGAGGCAATGGAATCATGGATGAGCCACGAAGCGTTTGCTGGATACCTACTAGGGAATTGCCTTAAATATCTCGCACGATATAGAGATAAGAACGGCACGCAGGATTTAGAAAAGTGCCAGCACTATCTTGCCAAGCTTATTGAGATAGAGGGCAATGTACAGCTCGAGGTCATTGACAGGCATCAATACGAAGCTGGAAGGCAGTCCGCTATAAATGGTGGACAGATCAACAATGCGTTCAGAGCAACGATGCACAAAGATTGGCTTAAGGGCTATGACCAGGTGAAATATGAAACTGATGATGATAGACAAGACGATTAAGATATTCTAAAAGGTTTTCACCAGACCTTATTGGAAGCTGAGATGACACCAAAGATTGAAACGCGCTTAGTCGCAGACCTTATCCCTTATGCCGCCAACAGCCGCACGCATAGCGATGCACAAGTGGCACAAATCGCAGCCAGCATAAAAGAGTTCGGCTGGACAAACCCAATCCTAGTTTCAGGCGATGATACAATCATTGCAGGGCATGGGCGTTTACTGGCAGCACGAAAGCTGGCGTTAGTAGAAGTGCCAGTGATTGTCCTTGACCACCTAAGCAAGTCACAACAACGCGCCCTAGTAATAGCCGATAACCAACTCGCCCTAAACGCAGGGTGGGACATGGATATGCTGAAGGCAGAGATTGAAGACTTAAGCCTAGAGGACTTTAACCTAGAGCTATTAGGCTTTGATGATGAT